ACGGTAGCGTAGGCAACTACATTGCCCCCAATACGTAAGCGCATATCTGACCCGTTTACTACGCCAACTGTTTGTGCCATTTTATTAAGTGTTAATTGTTATAAAAAATCTACTCGTAAGTAGTAAATAAAAAACTCTGTGTTATTAAATAGGTTTTTGTCTCTTCTATAAAGTTGTTATTTGTCTCGCTGCTAAAATAACAGGACTTTATATTTACTCCGCCTATTGTTCCGGTGTACTTATCTAGCGCCGCCCTGATGCTATCCGCTAGACTTTTACCATTGGCGTACACTTCAAAATAAATATCTATTTGTACGTTAATTTTGTAAGTGTCTACTGTGCCGCCTGTATAGGCTAAACGGTCTTTAGATTCTGTATAGTGAACCAGCGCCGGGTAGCCTTCCTCCTGTGGTAGAATATCCGGGTAAATGCGATCCGCTACAATGGTAGTAATCGCGGCGGTATTCCTAAGAATTTGATAGATAGCCGGTGCAATATTCATTTACCTAGTCCTGTTTTATTTGTTAGCCTGCCTAGTTCTTTATCTACTGCTAATTCTGTAAGTTTTAAAACCTCGTTAGCTTTTGCCGCTAATGCTGGCTCTAAAAATCTGCGCCTAAAATTCGCTGCGCCTTTTGCTATAAATGTAGCGTAATATCCATCTACCTTAGTCTCGTTTAGTCCAAACACATCTTTACCTGCTCCCCGCTTACTTAACTTTGGCCCTATCCACTCTTTAGCGCTTCTTCTAAAATTTAAGCGCTTTATTGATTTGCGTAAATTGCCAGGTACGTAAGCCGCCACTATCACCCCGCTACCTTTTTTAGCTCTGCGCCCTTTTATTAGCTTTGGCGTATTATAACGGTAGTGTATTTTGCTGCTGGTTGGTATCGCTGGCTTTGCTGCATCAACTACCACCTTAGCCGGCTTCCGCATAATTTGCCGCCTGGTCTTGCGCTCACTAATACCCTTTTGAATTTGGTCTAGCTTTTTTAGCGTCTTATTTAGCCCCTCTAATTTTAGCTCTGCCATAATTTACCCTTCATCATCCCGAACGCAAACGATCTGCATATACATCCTGTGCGCATCAGGTGCTAGTGTCTCTAGATTGTATTCCTTATTGTCCAAAACTATTTGCATCTTTTCCGTTATCGTACCGTCATACCGCAAATGTACTATGGCCTTAGTAAATGGCTGAACCCTGCGGCCTACCTGATCCTCACCTACGCCGCTTATTTGATATTCTATATTGCACCAAAATTCAGCACCATTCGCCCACGTCTCCACCTCTGCGCCGTTCGCGTCCTTACTGGTAGTAAGTGTTCTTAAATACGCTCTATGCCGTAGCTGTCCTATTTTGTTGTACTTATTCAAACCAAGTAATCCTTTGATGTTTAATTAATTTATCTAAATAGGTTCGCTTTTCCTGGATAGGGTTTTGTCTATTCTCATAAGAGAATGATACCATGTGCAATAGTAGCTTTTTGTATTTATCCGGAACGGCTGCCGCATTTGCATAGCCCGATACATAAGTTATAATAATTGCATCCTCTTCGTTTAAAATGGTTGGATAGTTTTGATTATCGTTTAAATATATCCGCCCGCGTTCGCTGGTGTTGTCTAAATCCCAAAATGTGTTTGCAAATTCTGCCGTACTTCCTGCTGCGTCTTTATAGTAAACACTTGTAACACTACTAACTGGATTAGCCTCTAAATAAATAGGACTGCCGGTAGCCGGGAAGCGATCGCTTTTTTGCTCAATAGTTTGGCTTATAAGTTTAATATTTAGCCTATCCTCTAATATCTGCCGTTCGGATTCAATTAGCATAGTAATCAAATCATCGTCCGCAGATGTTGAGATTTTTAACCAGTTCTTAGCCTCTGTAAGTGTAACCGGTTCAGTAGTAGGATCAATAGTAACCTTATAAGCCATTTAACTATTTTTTAGTTCGGGTGCGCCGTTTAACGGGTCTACCTGTACCTTTATTCGCTGCTGTTTGCTCTGGCGCATTGTCAGCCGTTTTAATTACCGGTTTAGCTTTAGTTTTTGGCTTATCGCCTACCTCTTTAGCTAATCCAGCATTTATAAAACTTTTTGCGCCAGAATCGGGTAGACTGTAAACCCCGCCTTTTTTATAGACGTTGTTTACAGTCGCACACCCTTTTAAAAACAAAACCTCCATTATGCAATTTTTTTAACTTGCTGCGTGTGTCAATACCTTTAAAGCCGCTGCATCCAAAAGTTTTCCATCATACCGCGCCCAGGCTAAAAATCCGATTTCTAGCTCGTCAGCAAAACGCTCATCTAACCGGCGAAGATTCATATTAGCAACCCTGCGGATAATGTATTTAGACCAATCTCCAAAGGCGATAGATTTAGCACTTGCGCCAATATCTGCCATGTCTTGATTAACTACATAGCGATAGCCTAAAATCCGATCTGGTGCGCCTTCTACATACCCAGGCTGCCAAAGTAGGCGATCATCCGAAGTGCCCACCGTTAGTTTACGAACTGCCGCTAGAGTTGAGTCATTTAGCATAAATGCCGCAGACGCGCTAGAACGATAAGCAGGGTCGACGCTATGCTCAAGATCAATAAGATCATCAGCGGTAATAGCTGTGGCTGCTCCGGTGTGTCCGGTGGCTGCATCAGTTACAAATCCAGTAGGTTTGCTTGATCCGTCGCCGGTTGTAAAATGCTCATTTAAAGCGCGGCCAAAACGTTCTGCAATCATGCTAGATAATTCGCCTACCATATTTACGCCTTCATCTTGCGCCCACTCTTGCGAGATTTTAATCAAATCCCGGTAAGTATATGCGCCTAACTGAATACGGGTTAGGGTAAAATCCTGCACCGTAGTAGCTGATCCCTCGCCAATAATTGTTGCTTTAGCGGATGTGTCGTTTACTTTAGGCCAACTCAAAGTGCCCCCGGTAGTAGAATTAATGATTCTAGCCGCTGATAACATACCACCATAAAGCGCCATTTGACGGTTTAGCTCTCCGCTAAACTCCTCCGCTACTGCATACCCCCCGTAATTAGTGCCGGCGGTTGTGGTTGTAATAGTAGTAGTGCCACGTTCTAAAATACCTTTATCATCTAAAGATAATTTACGGCCTTTACAATAATCTACAAAAACATCCTTATAACTCCGCTTCTCTTCGTTTTGCGGTTTAATAAGTTGGTCTTGTTGGGCTGTTACGTTGTTTAAACGCTCAATGGCTTCAATTTGGCGCTCGATGCCGCGTAGATCATCATGAACCGAATCAAAACGGCTCAATTCGTCTGCGTTCATCTCCTGCCGCTTCTCGCTTTTTAGGCGGTGGTCCAGGTCGCGAATCTCATTCACTAGCGCGGCCTTTTTTTCAAAAAGTTGCTTAGTCTGCATTTGTTAATTTATTTAATGTAAAAAAAAGTTTCAGCCGCGCGTTCTGTTCGGCTTCCTTATCTTCTATAATTGCAGGCGTTTCCACCTGTTCTGTTTTTTGACCTTCAATCTCCACCTCTTCTAATAGTTCGCTCATGCTTCTAACTTGCGCCCTGGGATCGGCTGGTACAGGTACTAAACTAATCTCAAAGGGCTGCCATGATGTAGCGCGATAAGTAGGAATGTCGTTATCCTCGTCCTCTACTTTTAGCTTTTTTACTGAATACCCAATAGATACATTTTTTAAAATGCCGTCTTTTACATCCTGTACTATCCCTTTTACTTCTTCCCGATTGCTAAAGCGGATAGTAGCCGCCCCGCGGCCTTCTTCAATCCATGCGCGCTCCACTACGCCTATCTGACTTTTTACCCCGGTTTGCCGATCATGGTTGTCTAATAACGGTGCAGCGTTGTTTAGCCTATCCAGGTTTACGTGCGCCGGGTCAAAACTTAAAACTTCATTATAATACCTGTCGCGCTCCCAATCGTAGCGCCTAACCGGGGCATCTGTTGTAAAGGTTACATCAAAAGTATTCTTACTCTCGTTGTAAGTAGATGGAGCGATAGCTGCTCTATATGATGCTTTAATAGTTTTTATTTTATTCATTATCGTTACTTTGTTGCTCTGGATTAAACATATTTAAAGGAACTAAAAATTTAGCGCCGCTGCCGTCCTCTATTGCGTTACGGCCTTCCATCTCCCGCGCTTCATCCCGATTAATAATACCGTACTTCATTAAGGTATCTATATAGCTGGCTCTGGCTTTTGCGTCTGGCCTAAGTAGCCCCTGCATATCAAACTGGGCTACATGGTCTGCCTGCTCGTTCTCTGGTATTAATTTATGCCAAATCTCTGACTCTATATTTTCTGCCAATGGACGGATAGAATAATTTAAAAACCCCTGCGCCATGTGTTCGGCATTGTTCAAAGTGGCATTAGAATAATCCTCTAATAAAGGTTTTGGAACGCCAGTAATCCGGCTAATAGATGCGGTAATTAATCTTTGAGTAGCTTCGCTATCTGCTTCGGCTGGTGTTGCGTTTACTTTTGTAAACTTCATCCCCTCTTCTAAAACCGCGACCCGTCCTGCCTTTTTAGCCCCACCGTAAACCGCCGCCCAGGATTTGCGCAGCCTTTTTGCGGTGTTTGCCTTTAATTCGCCTGGATGCTCTAGTACCCCGCTTAAAAATGTGCCGTTAGCGTTAAATTCTGTTAGATAATCCCTATTGGCTAAAGCTAGTTTGTAATTTTGCTTATGAATGTTTATTAAGTCTGAGCCACCATGCCCAGATAAACCGGGTTTATGAATATGGAATATTTGATCGCTATAAAATGTCTGTTTTGTGTTATCGTTCTCAACAATATAGCGCTTACTTTTACCGTCTTTAATCTCTACTGATACGCTGCCAGGTTCTAAGATATATAACGCCCAAATCTCCCCGGACCGTCTGCGCCGAATTTGGGCGTAAAAATTCCCGTAAAGCTCGTAGTGTGTAATTAAAGTTTGGAAGAACGTATAAGCGCTGTAAAGATCATTTGGCTTTTTAGATATTAAAAACGTAATAGGATGCAGCGGTAGCTTTTCCTGTCCGTCTTTAGTTTGCTGACAAATTGAGAACGGCAAAGATGCCATAATGCCCGCCTTGATCTCGATTGCGCGCCAAAATTCGGGAATAGATAAAATACTATCCGCGTCAACTGTTAT